TCGGATGTTTTCATGTTGTTTGTCTGGCTAAAATTCCTCTGCCAAAGCACCCGTGATAGTGCTTAATTTTGTGTGCGGTGGTCGTGGATATATCATGATCCTTGGCGGCTTGTACAAGTGTCTTGCCGCGCTGAAGTTCGCTACGAACTTTAAGCACAACTTCGTCACTCACCTTTGGTTTATATGCGTAATCCTTTTCCGGCTTTATTTTAGTTTGAACCGATAGGTCAATTTTCTTAAGATGTTTGTTAAACATAAACCTCACCGACTCCATTGTGGCAGTTATATCAATCATGTTTCAATAGAATCTCCTTAGCGGTTTCGACTGCCGCTTCCTGCTCCGAGCAAGTCGGGGCTGGAAAGCGAGCTAGTAATTCTTTGATGCAATCCAACGCTTCTTTAATATCTGTTTTCATCGTTTTCATCATTCAGTTTTCGTTTACTTCTTCAATGTTTTTCTCGGGGTTTCTCAAAATAAATCCGAGAACGGCGCGGATTGTTCTGAATTCGCTGGCGGTGAGTTCGCCGCAAATTAGGGACAATTGCGCGTTGCTTGATTCGGAAAGCTTTTTAACCCGCGCCCGCTCGGTGGCGAGTTCAGCCTCGGCGCGTTCGGCGCGGGCGTTGGCGCGATCCGTCCACGTCTCAAACTTGTTCGCATCAGTCGTTCCGCAGACTAGCCGCAGGGCGTGAAGTTGGGCCTCGGCTTTCTCGGCGCGTTGCTTCCACAAATGACACCGATCTTGCACTTCATACAGGCACTTGTGGTCGTACTCATAGGCGTGCGTCATCCGCTTCACCTCGGCGCGAAGTTCGCGCTCGACCTCGCACACCCGCTGATGCTCGGCGGTGAGGGCCGCGAGTTCGCGCTCCAGCGTAGCGCACGCATCGCGCATATCGGTCGCCGCGTTGCCAGCGCGGCATTGATCGTCGTCGTCCAGAAAGGTTTTTGCCCAAGCCGCATCCGTCCTCGGTGTGTTCATTTCTCGCCCTCCTTACCAATCAATGCCTGAATAATTTTCTCTGCATTTTCCTGCAAGGATGGGTAGTGCAAAGTGTTGAACTCTGCTCCATGTTTCTTAATAAACCAATCCCAATCCTTTTTCTGTTCAGGCGTTAAGGCAGTTTTAGCGGGACGAGCTTCACCAGACTTGCGGATAATTTCAACAAGCTTTTCTTCCATCAATCGGGCAGCAGCCGTGATGTGAGCCTTACTGGGATGGATTTGCTGGCGAATCGACGTGCTTCCGTCTTTGATTTCTATCAACCAGAATCCGTTCCTTAAACCGTCATACGCATATGGGTCATTAACCGGAACGTATTTGTTTCCAGCCTTGCGATAGAGTCGCGTTTCATCCTTCGCCGCCGCCACCGCTTTAATGTGATCCGTTTCAAACTGCCAATTATATAATCGTGAATAGCGGTCAGCCTCGCCCTTCCAGTAGGCTTCTAATTCAGTTAATTTATTCATTTTATTTGCTCCCAATGAGAGCGGTTATTTCATTAATCTCTCTGCGAATTTCGGTTAGCTCCTGCTCGTAGCTGCTTTCTTCATTAAGGCCATATTTGATTATGCCCCTGATTCTATTATCAATATCGTAAAGCGCAGACCAAGCCGCGCTGGCGTTGACGCAACGAACGTGCTCCGCGTCGTCTTCTGGCAAGTTAAACTCTAATGTGGCCTTCATTTGACTTCGCCCTCCTTAGCTACACAGAGATGGCCTACTTCTTTCGCGGCATCGGCAAACCTTTTCAATAGGTTTTCGGTGTAACCCGATTCGTGGATTCCTTCTGGCTTTTGATAATACTTTTGTTTGATGTATAGCTCAAAGGCCAAACTCGCCGCAATAGCTGCCATGCCATAAAGGTGACATTTAGCTTCGTTCTCTGTGAGGGGATTAATCTTCCCGAAATCGGGAACGATGTTGATGTCTTCTAATTTTGTATTCATATTTTTCATGTTGTTGTTCTACCTATCTGCTGCCATCATTCAGATTTCCCAACGTGCATCAAATCTTTTCTTCAACTTTTTTCGCGGCCTTAAGTAAATCCCTACCTTAAGGCTATTTGCGGCAATTAGTTTTCTCTCATTGGCCTAAGTTTCTAGTGGTTTTCACTTCGTGATTAAGGGATTTTCGATCCATTGCGATTGTTGCCGTTGAGCACGTCGCATAAAGTAGGCGAGTGGACGCAGTAATCCCTGCCATCAGGGATTGTTAAGCAGCGCATAAAGCAGTCTTCGCGTTCGCTTTTCCGACCTCGGCTTGCGGCTTGTGCCTCCTAGCCTTGGCTGTTTCTCGTAGCCTGTCGGTGAATCACGCTTTCGCGTCACTTTGATACCCCTACGATTCAGGCTCTTTGCCTGTTAGCCTCGGGGACCGCACCTTCACCCAATATCAGACCGCCAGATGCGGATGCTGTGGGTTACACGCTCAGTTCCTATGAACTCCAGTCTTCGCGAGAACTAAGAAAAAGCAGAAGACCGGAGGCTGGTCGAGTAGCACATCCGGTCTTCTTTTCGGCCAGAAATTTCCAGCCCAAATTGAACTTTTGTACGGCTCGACTCCGCAACTAACAGGAACGAATAATAACACGCTCGGTTGTGCAAGAGGGGAAATTCCCAGTTGACGGATTAAGCCGCATTCCGCTCCTTTGCGGCTCCCTATGGCCAAAACCAATCAGAGTGCCCTTAAAACGCAAGGAACAGCCCGCCAAGGGCCATCCCTAGACCTATTTGGCAACGCAATCGAGGAAGACAGGCCATCCCCAGTGAAAACTCAGGTCATCAGGGTGATTCCAACGGCAATTATGCCCGAAATTCCCGTCAGGCCATTCTCCGTCACCCGCATCAACGCCACAACGGTTGTTATTTGGAATGAGTAGGCACAAAAAAGCCCCTCACTTGAGGGGCTTGCGCTCTTAAGGCGATTAGACGCTCAAGAGGTCAAACGCCCTTGCCTTCATCGCGTCACCAGAACCCATCAGCACGCTCTCAAACCGCACTTCTGCCCCGCTGCGGCCATCCGCAACGCGAGTTGAGCGTCCGTGATCGACATATTCCGTCACGGCGTTGAACGCATCCCAGCGCGTCAAACCTTGATTGCCCGCGCCAGTGAGAAACAGGCGATTCAATTCCGCCGCCTGATTCTCTGCACGGGTGGAAGACTCCACGCCCTCGCGAATGCCAAGCAGCTCGTTGAACGCATCTGAAGCCTGCTTGGGCGACATATACGCTGCCGCCATGCGCTGCGCCTTTTCGCGATGCTCTTGCTCTTGCGCCTCGACGTAGCCCAGCACTTGCAACGCCGATTGCACGCCTTGTTCTACGTTCCGAGTGTGACGCACGCCAAAGACTCGATTGCCACCCTGAACAGCCATTTTCCAAGTGTTCGCGCAGACGACGCGAATGTTGGTGCGGTGAAGCTCAAAACACCCACTGCCGTCGTGGCGATTGAGCCACAGGTCATACGTCAAAACAACGTCGTCTTGCTTAACGCTCCATGCCGAACGCTTAACGAGGCACCATTCCCGCGCACCATTGCGAAGGGTTCCGGCTGCATCCACAACAGCCTGTCCCGCGTACACGCCCTCAAGGATGCGATACATGGATTCGCTCTTAAGGACACCGTAGCCGTCACCGACCACAGCCAGCGGTACTTGCACACCCTTAGACGTAACGCCAACCAGCCCCTTTTGACCAGACAGCGTAAGCCCGCCAATGACCACAGGCACCTCAAGGATGTCCCGATGGCCTACGCCCTCGGCAAACACCCGCAAGGGGCTTAAAAGGCCAGCAAACACCGTCCCCAACCCATGCCATGCGGGCGTGTTGCTGCCGAAGATAACCGTATCGTTGATGTTGATTTCGTGACTCATATTATTTATTTCCTATCCGTTTTGGTTTCTCCCTAATGGGATTGACGCCAAACTAAGCCAGCCAAATTAGATTGCAAGCTAATTGTTTTGGAATTGTGAAAATTCTTTTTACTCACGGCTGAGGCCGTTAGTCTCGTCGCGCTTTCCCGCGCCCTAGCCCCACCAAGCGCACCACGCCCGCCTCCCGCTACATCACGCCAAAAATACCACCATTAATCAACGCGCCCATCTATCCCACCAATATTGCAACGCTCAACAGCGCGCTCGCCAACACTATCACCAAAAAACATATAAAACCACCAATAAACACAAATGCACAATCATAAACCACAATAAACAACTCAATAAAAACAATATAGATAACGGAAACGCAAAACAAGTAACACTGTATAGGTCGCAAATCAGATGCCTACCACGGCTTCGTCGTCGCTCCGCTCCGCCTAGCCTAAGCTAACCCAGAAAACACCAGCTCCGAGACGATTGGGTCCCCCGACCCCAATCGCTCTCCGCAACAATAATGGACCCCTAGATAGACTCCGCCCCTAGAAGGGGCTGCGTCAATTCAAAGCTAGAAAATTGATAGCAGCCCTCAAACGGCTGCAATCAATTTAAGTTACTTCCTCGATGGGCTCGGCTGCGCCGAGTGCAGGGCAAGACAGCCTTCCTACTGCGTTGTAGTGCTGCCTGAGGCGTGCTTTTTGTCATCGGAAGAACATATCATACGCTACAAGGACTCTCAGAAATGAGCCCCTCAAACGGGCTAATTTCTTCCGAGCCGCCTGCGGCGGTGCTTCGCATCCTTTTACGCGCATGATAAGTTCAAACCCGATGAAAAAAACCACGTCCCCAGACAGCACAAACACAACGCAGCAGGAAGGCTCAGAAGCCCTGCTAGATAAAATGATAGATAATCAAACGTATAAAATGATCGGTAATTCCTTCGATCGTAAAAACTACGAAAAACCTACACTATACAGCAAAATCGAGTTCAAAGCGAGGGACGTACACAAGTACGACCGCCGCAGCGAAAAACACACACTGTCCTACCTAAATATGGAAATCACCTTCCTTATCAAACACGACGAAGATACCGCGATCATCACCGTAACCCACCCACAAACGCCGGACTTCACCCAAGAATCCGACGTAGAATACGCCCGCAAGGAATACCGCAAATGGCTAAAGCGCGGCGCAAAAGTAACAGAATAACACTAAAATGCAATTTAACATCCTACCGGAACTCTACTTCACAGACGGTGAAGTGCAAGATTCACTCCGTCCTACGAATTGCGAACTAGTCTTCGCCTCCGGCTCGCAAACCATCTAACGTAATTACTATATGAAAAGCGAAAACTGGAAATGGTGGTCAGCCCCATCAAACATGAGCGTATGGAAATGCTCAAGCTCATGGTACTTCACAAAAACAACCCAAGGAAAATATGTCGCAAAGCACCCCATTCTAATGGCCCAAGGAAACTTTATGCACCCATGGAATCGCCCCGGAAAAACAAAAGGACGAGCCTTACGAAAAATCCGCAGATTCCTCAACGTACATGGCATCTCGTTTATGCCAGAAAACCAATCTTAACATGAAACACGAACCAATCACACCGTTACAAATCGCCGCATTCATCCTAATTTGCGTCACACTTGGCGCACTACTCGGAGCTAATTTCTAACTTTCCCGCCACAGGCGGAAAACCAAAACCACAAAAACACAGAACAAAATGAAAACCAAACGCAGAGACATCAAACTAAACACAGAACCGCAGCCAACCGCAGCGGACGCCCTAGCCCAAATATATAACGCAGCATATGCACACGCACAAACAAACCCCAGCTTCCAGCACCCAGCTACGTTCAACATTCGAACGATCCGCGTGTATGACCAAATAGAAGCGGGAAGCCTTGGATTCGTCGGCATCCCTACCGGATGCAGCCATTTCGAAAAACTCGTCCGTGGAATCATAGGCGCAGCACACAAAAACTACATCGACAGCATAAAACCATCCGTTCAATCGCGCCGCTATTGCCGCGACCTAAGCCCACCCAAACCCTTCCTACAACGAATGAAAAAAACCAACCTCACGCCCTCCGCGTTCCACTATGACAAGGCGATTGGGATCGAGCTCGAAGGTTTCACAAAACACAGCTTCGACGACATCGAAGCCGCCATCCCATATTATGCCAGAGTAGTTGGAGACGGATCAATCCGCACAAACGAACCCGGCCAAAACGCAACGGAAATCAAAGCGGTATTCCCTCGCGGCTCATTAGAACCACGACTCTACACGCTGACAAAACTCCTGCGCGTGCTCGACATGAAATGCAACAAGTCTTGCGGCCTCCATGTGCATTTCGATATGCGAAGCCGCACAGAAAGCGAGGTTCTCAAGATCGCCAAACGGACAGACAAATGGATGAAAGCACTACAAGAATTGGTGCCAGTCTCGCGGCGCGACCAGCACTATTGCAAATTTGGCATATCAGCCTCCGGGAATGACCGATACCGCGCCGTTAATTTCGCCGCATATTTCAAATACAAGACGCTGGAAATCCGCTTGCACAGCGCCACCTTCGACTACGCAAAAATTCTGTCGTGGATTCGCCTCTGCGAACTAATCCTCGCAATCCGTTACAGCCCGAAGGAAGCCGACTGTCTCGGCACACTCGGCCAGCTCCCATTGATGGATTACGAAGCGTCTTATTGGAAGGCGCGGCACCGATCAATAAACCCCAGCCAATACGACACAAAAACCAGCACCACCGAGGAGAACGAATAAAATGTGTAAAATCATCATAATGACAGCCCACGACGCCAACAACCGTCACTTCATCATTTCAAAGGCATGGCAATATTTCCACGACACCGGAGAACGCGACGGTTTCGGCGCGGTTTGGATTTCACCCAAACCGCAAAATAAACTCTGCTGGATCAAATCCAGCGCACCAAAGATCGACAGCAGGCCGCCGCGTTTCTGCCTCGGCTTCACCGACCACCAAAACCAAGACGAACCCAGCAACGGCGGTTTCCTGCTCATCCACGGACGAAAAGCAACGTGCCACAAATCAGCAACCAACACCCACCCAATGATCGGCCACGGCTCCGCCCTCATACATAACGGAATAGTTAGGAGCGAGACCATCGAAAACGAGGAGACAACGTGTGATTCTGAGCTTCTGCTGCTCGCCATGAAAGACAACAACGCCGAACGACTCGCGGAAATCACCGGATATTTCGCCTTCGGCATGGTTCAACCCACGGCGACAGGATGGCAAATGCACGTGGCCAAAGATGACACGGCAAAGTTATTCGCAGGCCGAAACAAAGCAGGAGGATACACGTTCGGCACCACCCCTGAAGCGTGCGAGCTGGGAGACGCAAAAACCAGCTACGAAATGCGAGGCGATACCCTCCTCACGTTCACAGGGCCGCGCAAGCACAGCACCCGCAAAGTGCCACACGCGCCACCACCACCACCCAAGCCAGCGCCAACCCCTCAAAAGTGGCCAAGCTGGGAATCGGTAGAAGCCCGTGACGCCTACATCAACCGCCACCCCCGCCAGCACAGCAACCTAGCGGACGCAGAATCCTTTATGTTCGCCGACGAACCACAAGAACAACCATGATAACCACACCCATTGACTTCCTTGCCGGCATCACGCTTGCCCTCGCGGTCATCGTGTTCGCGTGCTTGATGCACCGACCACCGCCCAAACCGTAACCCACCCACAAGGGCCACCCTCACCAGGTGGCCCTTTTTCGTGCCCGCACTCAGCACACCCAACACACCATAAGCCAATTGGGGAATTTTCCCCAACTCATTTTCCTAAAAAATTTTTCCGGCTTCGCCGGAGTTGATTTACAAGACAGTGAACGCACCAACTAATTCGGACGCGTCCTAATTGCACTGCCCAATAACGCGCCCTAATCCCACTAACGGCAAACATCTTTATAGCAGTGGCTAACATTACAAGCTAACGCCAAGCAAGCCCCAAATAGGGCCAACCAACCATTTAGCCCTTAAACAACCCTTTACCTCACTCTCTCCACTCACACGCACACGTAAGCGCCACTGGTCGTCTTCGACGACAACGGAGAGACAGAGCAGCTACGCTGCCTCTATTAGTTGGAAGGACAGGTTAGAACGGCTTCGTAAGCTCGGATAACTTTTAACGGGTAGAGTGACTACCGGGGGGGAGGGGGTATGAATTGCAAGTGGGTGGCAGTATTATTATTGATCCACCCCTGAGTTAAAAAAAAATGCAACAGGTCGCCCTGACGACTACGCTGGCTAGTTTACGCGGTGAGATGATTGATGCCTATCGCGTNAGAATGATGTAAGGGACGGGNGAAAAGCGGAAAGGTTGTGAATTATTTTAAAGTATTTAGTTGTTGCAATTGATGATTGAATTGTTTTCCATTGGTNNATGGATGAGAAGAAAGCTTTAAGGAAGAAGGTGGCTGTGGCTATTGCGCGCACGGCTGTTAATAGGCGGATGATTGAAGGGCGTGATCCGGCGAAGGCTGCGCGGGCTTTGGAGATGATGGCTGAAGGTGTGTCGTGGAAGAAGATTAGGGACAGTGANGGAATGGACTATTACACGCTGGTTGCTTTAAGAACTAGGCACGCGGCGTTGATTAACCAGCGCAAAGAGATGGTGGCGCAGGATGCTTTGGAGTTGGCGGAAGGTGCGAGGATGTTGCAGCATGAGAAGATGAAGATGTTGAGTGAGGATGAGAGTGCGCTTAGGCGGGCCAATCTACGGGATTTNGCTATGAGCTATGGCGTCTACGCGGATAAGTTCTTTATGGCNTCNGAGGGGAACAAGATGGTGGTTGAGCACAGGACGGGACAGCCCTCGTTGGAAGATGCTATGGCGGCGATTAATGCGGCCAAGGCTAAGAACAAGGCGGCAAGCGTTGAGATTAAAGTGGAGCCAGCATAATGCTTTCTTGGGAGCAGCATAAGATTTTGGTGCCGCCTACGGATGACGAGGTGGCTGCTATGGTTCCAGAAGACCTCATTGCTCTCTGGAAGACCTACCATGAGGCCATAGCAAACAGCAGGCGCGATCAATATAGGTATGGCTGGGTGTTGCCGCATTGGAAGCAGGCCGACAAGATGCTGGCTGATTGCCGAACCTTGTTGTTGCTTGGTGCCAATCGTAGCGGCAAGACAAGCTACGGGGCTAAGGCTGTGGTTAGGGCTGCAATGGAGAATGCGGGTGCTCTCATCTATTGCTTTAGCCAGAACCAAGAGAACAGCGTTGTTGTTCAGCAGGCGGCTGTTTATGAGTACCTACCGGAAGAACTGAAGAAGAAGGCTACGGAAGAGACGCACTACATATCGTTCTCGATGCAGAACGGCTTTGCGGGAAACTCGTTGGTGTTCCCGAATAAGAGCCGCATCATGTTTAAGACGTACAGCCAGTTCGCGCAGAATCAGTCCATCCTTGAAGGCATGGAGCTTGGCGCATATACGCCAACTGGCGCAAACATTGGCGCATGGTGCGACGAGTATTTGCAGGGAATGGAAATGCTAGACCGTCTCTATTTGCGTCTGGCTACGCGCAATGCAAAGATGCTGCTGACGTTTACGCCAAAGGACGGCGTTACGGAAACGGTTCGCTATTACATTGAGGGTGCTGAGACGCTGGAGAATAGGCCCGCAGAATTGCTGGGTGGAAGAATGGTTCCCTATGCTCAAAGGAACAAGGAAAAGAACGCAGCCATCATCTACTTCCATAGCAAGGACAATCCTTGGAGTGGCTATGAAGCCATCGTGGAGCAGTGTAAGGCCAAGAATGATGAGAACTACACGCTGACGGCGGCGTATGGCATCCCTACAAAGAATTACACGACTAGGTTCCCTAATTTCAGCAAGGAGGTTAATGTGGTTCCGCACTCGGCTATTCCGCACAAGAATGTGACGAAGTACATGGTGCTTGATCCAGCGGGCAGAAAGAACTGGTTTATATGCTGGGTGGCAATTGACGAGAGCAATTGCTGGTGGGTCTATCGAGAATGGCCTGACAGCAATGTGGGGGACTGGGCTAAATGGCGCGGAGGAAAGTGGTCAAACGGAGACGGGTCCAAGGGTCTTGGCTATGGAATCAAGGATTATGTTGAACTCATCACGTCCCTTGAGGCCGAAACCGCTGACGTTATATTTGAGCGGTTGATTGACCCAAGGCTTGGTGCGGCAAAGTATCAATCTCAAAACGGAGCCAGCAGCATCATAGAAGACTTGGCTGACGCTGGCCTTATTTTCATTCCAGCTCCCGGCCTAGATATTGAAGACGGTCTGCAATCTTTGCAAACGCAAATGGCATATAATCGCAAAATGCCAATTGACGGGGTGAATCGTCCAAGGTTTATGATTAGCGAAAGATGCCAAAACATCATCATGGCACTTCAGGAATACACCGCTGACGGAGGACTTGAAGAAGCGTGGAAAGACCCAATTGACACGCTTCGCTATTTGGCAATTAGCGGAGCACTATACATCAACCCAGAGTCAATGAAGACCCGTAACCCCAAGGGATTTGGATATTAATTATGAGCAAAACAAAAGCAATCATTAAGAACAAACCGGAAACAACCAATCCGGTTCCCGTTGATAACACCGTTGAAAAGGTCGATTCAATGAAACGCACAATCCTAAAGGGGATTGTTATCAGTGTGGCAAAGAATCCTCAGTGGATTTACGTTAGGCTAATCCCGGAAAACGAACGTGTTCTTGCTGTAATACCAAAACGCTTTTCCCAGAAAGTAATCGGAAAACTTGTGAGTCTAGAATCAATCACCGATGAAACAGGAACCTCCTATCGCTACATCATTAACGAGTGACGATCCCACGTCAAATAATCAATGGTTGCTTCCTCATTCCGACCGATTGATTAGGTGGGAGTATGAGCAGCGAGTCGCGGATGGAGACACAAGAGAAATGTTTCCAGATGAACTTGCCGACAAAGTTGGGCGACCCAAAGAATACATCTATGGACTGGTGAAGAACGCCATCGCCAAGGCAAAGGCATCTGTTGCCGAAACGTGATACCATAACCAAAACCATGCAGGAAACCAAAACCCAAAACGCACTAACTTTTGTCGATGAAGACGGACCTAGTGTAGTAACCCTGCGTGGGGCTTATGATCGAACAATCGGAGAATTAAGCACCTACTTCAATCAATGCGTTGTAAGCACGGATAGTCGTCGTTGTCATTGGCCGGGAAAGTCTGCCGACCTACGCAAGCACGGTGGAGATGCATTTCCTTGGGATGGAGCATCTGACACGGAAGCTAGGATTATTGACGAACGCATCAATAGTTATGTGTCGTTATTTATGTCTGCACTATCCCGAGCGAACATTCGCGCCTACCCTGTTGAATCGGGGGACACTGGGCGTGCTCGCGTGGTTAGTGCATTTCTGAAATGGATGGTTGCGTCGTACATTCCGCGATTCACCCAAGAGATGGAGTTGGCAAGCAACTATCTCTTGGAGCGCGGATTGATGATTACATATATCGGCTGGGAGCGGATGGAAAAAAGCTACTTGCAAAAAGTTGACCTTCAACAAATTGCTGAAGCAAGCCCTGATTTAGCAAGGCTCATTGTTGAGGGAAACAATGATGATGATGTTATTGCATTGCTCAAAACCATCTATCCTCAGATTATTGATAAACGAGCAAAGAAGGCGATAAAAGAGCTTCGCAAAAAAGGTGTGTGCGAAATTCCAGTTAGTCGCCTTAGTGTTGATCGTCCATTTTTGCAGACGTGTGCTCCTGATGGCGACGTGTTCTTCCCGTCCTATTGCATTGATCCCCAGCGGGCTCCATTTGTATTCTATCGCACGTTCCTGAGTGTTCAAGAAGTGCTTTCACGCGTTTCCAGTGACGGATGGGACGAGGAATGGTCTCAACATATCATTGAAAAATTCCGAGGAGTAAATACCTACAACCTAGAATCGGTTTACGGTACACGCGGAGCAACGACCACGCGCTATCGTCAGCAATACAACGCCGCTGAACTTGTAGAGGTCATTTATGGTTTTCAGCGTTTGATTGATCCAGAGGATGGTGCTGAAGGCATCTACTGCACCATCTTTCACCCAAAATTCTCTGGTGAAAACACAAAGATTCAGGGCTATGCAAAGCATGAATTACTAAATGGCTACAACGACTATCCATTTGTAGTAACAAGACTTAGTAACGAATCTAAGCGTCTTTACGAAGTTCAAACCTTCACCGATCTTTTGCGTGGACCGCAAGACCAAATAAAGACGGAGCGTGATAGTCGAATTGATCGCAACTCACTTGCGACACTTCCGCCCATTATGCATCCTCCGGGAAATGCTCCGACCGACTACGGTCCGGGACGGTTTATTCCGGTGCGCCGCAATGGTGAGATTACGTTTGGCCCAACGCCCCAATACAATCCCGGCAGCGTAGAGATGGAGCAGACAATGATGGAGGCTGCTGATAAAATTGTTGGACTCTCCGAAAAGAGCACAATTACTCCGGTTCGTCAGCAGTTTTTTATCAATAAGTTCCTGAGTCATGCTCAAGAAGTTCTGAAAATGGCATTCAAATGCTATCAACGGTTTGGGCCTGAGCAGACCTTCTTCCGCGTGACGGGGGTAGCTGATCCAATGGAGTTCTCCCGTGGAAATGCAGACGAAGATTTTGACATTCGCATTAATTTTGATGTGCTTAATAATGATCCTGAAACACAGGAGTCTCGCCTTGGTCAGTTTGTAGACCTTTTGCAACTAGACAAGAATGGGCGAATCAACACAGACAGCTTGCTTGAGGCAATGGCTGCTGCAATTGATCCTATTATGGCCGATGCTATTCTGCAACCAGCCGAACAAGCATCTCAGCAAATCGTGAAACAAGTAACGGATGATCTTTCCAAGATTTACGCTGGCATTGAGGTGGGCGCACGGCCTAATGGTGCTCAAATTGCCTTGAGCGTAATCCAGCAATACACTCAGCAGCCAGATATTGGAGCACGCCTGCAACAAGACGAAGCGTTTGCGACTCGTTTGCAGAAATACATGGCTCAATATCAGTTTGCAATCACCCAGATGCAAAATGCTGAGATTGGCCGTCTAGGGACTGCTCCCGCACAGATGGGGGGAGTGAACACGCAGGGAGTTCAGCAAGGCCCGGAGCAAACGGTTCAATAGTCAAATAAAACTCAAATAAACTAATTTCGCTCCCTAGGGGGAGCTGGAGGGGAAGCTTAGTTTTTGTCAAGATATTTCCTTCTTGATAAAAAAACATTTGATTACTGAACTGCATTATGAATTTTTTCAATAAAAAGCATCCGCTGGACGAGCAAATTCGTTTCTTGGCTGAACGGGATCAGTTCTTGGATTTCTTAGACTGGATTTACGCAGGGCGAGAAGCCTGCATTTCACAAATGAACCGAGCCACAGAGGGTCGATTGCGTGAGATTAGCGGCAAAATTCAAGCCTACGATGAGATGCTTTCCCTTTGCGGATACAATGATTTGTTGACGCGTCGAGCCATTCGCAGGTCTCAGCTTATGCCTCAGGGATAGGCTTATTTGGGGTTTCTTCTGCTAAGTGGTATACTGCCATTTCGCAACTCCGTGGCGTAAAGACGGAAACCTATGCTTAATGAAGTCCAAACGGCTATCGCTGGAGCCGAACCAAAACCAGTGGGTAAAAATATCTCAAATAGCGAGTTAATCGCTATTAGATTTAAGGCACTCACGGATGCTAGTGTGGTGAAAAATCCGCCACAAGAACAACCATCGAGTCCAGAAGCGGAGATTCCTGCAAAGGATGCCGAGCCAGAATCCGAGGTTCAAACAGAGCATGAACCAAAAGAAGATGGCAAAGCGCCTGTCGCGGAATCAGGTGTTCTTTCAAAGGACGTTGATTTGGAAAATATGAGTGAGGCAGAGCTTAAAGAGCTGTCCCAAAAACTTGGAAGCAAAGCTGTTGCGCGATTCGGTGAACTCACCGCAAAGCGCAAGGCGGCTGAAGAGCAATTGGCTGCGCTTAAAAGCGAAATCTCGAAACGTAACGACTCCCAGCTAGAGGCAAAAGTTAAGGATAATCCTTATGCCGACATCGAAAAAGCCGATGAACTTCAATCGAAGTTTCAAGAGGTGAATGAGATGATTGACTGGGCTGACGATCTGCTTGAAAAAGGCGAAGATTTAGGTTCCGATGACGTTCTGACATCCGTCAACGGAAAGGAACTTACGAAGCGAGAGATTAAGGATGCAATGCGAAAGGCCAAGAAAGCCCGCGACATCTACCTGCCTGACCAAAAGAAGAAGCTGCTTCTTGCTGAAGAACGCCAATCGTTCCGAGAGACCCTAGTATCTCGCGCAAAAAGCGAACTTCCTTGGTTGAATGGAGAAGACAATGACGTGCGAAAACAGTATGAGTTGATGGTTTCCGATGAACGGATCAAGGTGCTTGAAAAGAGCGCCCCCGAAATCGCATCCCAACTGCCCTACTTGCTGGCGCACGCGGCTAACAGCCTTTACGCCCGAAAAAGCGTAGACGCTAAGGCTCCAGCACGGATTGCACCCCCCTCCGCTATTATTAGCCAATCAGTCGAATCCAACAAACCCGATGCTCGTCAATCTCGGGCTGTTAAAGACATCTCAGACCGCTTCCAAAAGAACGGCAGTTACAGGGACTTCCAGAAACTTCGTGCTCTACAACACTCACATTAATTAATTTACTATCATGGCTTTTTCAAATACATTCAGTCTTACCGGTGGCAGCGCCGGTTCCGGCATCTCCAATCGCGAAGACCTCACCGACGTTCTGACCATTCTGGCTCCCGAGGAGACTCCCGTTCTCTCGTTGGCTAACAAAAGCAAGGCTACGGCCACCTTCAATGAGTGGACTGTTGACGCTCTTGCCGCACCGGATTCTACTGGCATCCGCGAGGGCGTTGACGTTTCGAGCTTCACCGATAAGTTCTCGGGTCGCGCTCGTCTCGGCAATTACGTTCAGTTGTTCCGCCGTGATTACATGGTGTCGCAACTCCAGCAGGCCGTTGAGTCGGTTGGTCCTGCCCGCATTGCGGAGGCGGAATCGAAAGCGATCCGCGAACTCAAGCGCGACATCGAGAAGACGCTGTGCGGCGATCAAGACCGCGCTGTTGAGGACGGTAGTGCGACCGCTTACGCCCTCCGTGGTCTTGGGAATTGGCTTACGGCGGCTACGCCAGCGGATGTTCCTTCTGCATACCGGACGCCCGCTGCGTCTATTACTGGTG